CTGTGGGCCTCAGGTGGGCCAGCAATTCCATCTCAAAGATGAGGCGCATGGTGAAGGTCGAGAAGTCGTCCGAGCGCTGCTTGGAGGCCGAGATGACGAGGACCTTGGTCTGCGGATTGCAGTAGAGAAGCCAGCACACGAAGGCCGAGGTGACCCAGGATTTGCCGACGCCACGGAAGGCTTCGATGATGAGGCGCTTCGGGCCATGCTGCAGGAAGGAGGCGATGTCGTACTGGACCTTCGTGGGGTCCGGTAGGGCGAGGTGTTTCCAGACCACGTACAGGAAATTGCGGAAGTCGCGGAGAGGGTCTGACTGCGACGACAACGAGGTCGAGGCAGATAGCGTCTGCTTGGTCATTTAATCCTTTGGAATGGGGGCACAGGAGACCGCCAGCGCGCGCCACGAGCTTGGGGCATGAGTGGCTAGGGTTTGACCTAACGCGCGCTGACGGGCTTCCCTGTGGGTGCCTTAGATGATCTTGAACGAGGTGATCAGGCGACGGCTGAGGGTCGTCGGGATGTTGTAGGTTCCCGCCGATACCGCAACGCGCTGCTTGGAGCCGTCGTCGAACGTGAAGACACCATCGGTGCTGGACGCCGGGATCGTGAGGCTGATCGCGTCAGCCGCAGAGGATGCCGCCGCTGTGGTGAGCGGGAATGGCGTATTGATCGCAGCGGTAGCCGAGCCGGTGCCGACGATGCTGACGCCACAGTGGACCACGTCGAACGTGAGCGAGGACTGGCCTGCCACGTTGGTGAGCTGGAACACCATGCTGGAGTTGCCGGCGAGGATATTCGGCACGTCGATCACGTCCCAGCCACCCGTGAAGGTGTGCAGGAAGGACGTGTTCGGGGTCGAGGCCTGACCGGGCGTGTAGGACAACGTGACCTGTTGCCCAGCGGTGCCCTTCACGATGGCCTTAGCGGACCTGTAGTTGGCCGATCCGGTGACCGTGCGGCGGGCGTAGCCAGCAGCCGTCGACATGACGATGCGGCTGGACACGATGGTGCCCTCGGGGCCTACAGCGCCGCCACCTGGGGTGCAGACCGCAGCCGAGTAGACCCAGTTGCCTGCATTGTCTGGCAGCGTCGGGAAGAGCTTGTAGTCGACGATGGGCTCGACCACGAGACCCAGGGAGCCGCGCTTCGGCGTGTTGGCCGGGTAGAGCGTGGTCATCCGGTAACCGTAGCCTGCGGTTGCGCGAACGGTCGTCAGAGTGGCCGTGGAGCTTCCGTCAGTCGTACCGCTGGTCTTGTGGGTGTCAGCGATGAAGTCATACTCGGACTTCCAAGCCGGGTTCGGTACGTTGACCGAGGGGGACAGGGAGGTTGCCGAGCGACCCTTGGCCATGTTCGCCGCGCCCACAGTCCACCAGAGCGTGGAGCCGCCATCTGCCGCGACCTGGGTGTACGACAGGTTGCCGCTTGAGTAGGTCGAGGAGACGAAGACGCCGTCGCGATAGAGGTTGTACTGGAACGACTGCGACGAGGTGTTGGTGCTGGTGAGGCCCGACCAAGTGCCGGGGTTGACGGTAAGCACGTTGCCAACGCCTGGGGTGCCCGAGACGGACGGCAGGACGCTGTTCACCGGGAGCGTGGTCTGACCCCATGTGATGTGCGGATCGGTCATCGGACCCATGTAGACGCGATGCACCTTGGTCTGGTACGCGGCGCGGCCACGGTCGATGGTGAGGATGATCTTCGGGACGGTCGCGGTGGCCCTGCTTTGGATCGGCGGGGCGGCAGCCTTGACCTTGCCGGTGGTGACCGAGGCCAGATCACCAAACAGGGTGCGGACGGAGGTCACCGGGTTGTCGGGATTGACGACGCCGTTGATGATCTCAAGCTGAGGGTTGCGGCTACCCGCGCCAACCTCGAACTCCATCCATGGCTTGTACCATTGGCTGGCCGTAGGGGTGACCGAGGGGAGCGAGATGGTCAGCACGTCAGAGCCGGTGCCCGAGCCAGGGACGATGTCCATGACCAGCGACTGCCCACCCGTGTCAGGGTTGGCGACCAGCGAGAACGCTACGGTCGACGTCGGGGTGGCCGAGAGGGCTGCGGTCCAGCCGGTCGGAAGGTTGCCGCTGATGCCGGTGCCAGACGCCGCCACGGTGCCGGGGAGAGACCCGGAGGTGATGATGTTGCCGGTGGCCCAGAAGTTGTCGACCAGCCAGGACGAGTTCTTGGTGTTGTCCATGACTGCCTCAATAGCCGCGAGCATGGCAGTGCCAGCCGTGTAGCCGCCGAGTGCGGATGGGTGCAGATCGTCAGCGTTCAACATCCCGGTCTTCGGGGTGCCGTCAGCGTTGGTCACCGCGTCGAAGATGTTGACGTAGTGGCACCACGTCGGGTTCGCGTCACAGAACGCCTTCAGGAGCGCGTTGTAGGCTCGCTGATCGGACGGCGTAGAGCCAACGCTCTGGGTCGGACCCTTCGGCCAGATCGAGCGGATGAAGACGTGCTTCACGCCAGCGTTGTGAGCCGTCGTCGCCATGCCGGTGTAGGCTGCGGCTGTTGCTGCCACGGTGCCGCTGCCGACGTTGTCGTTGGTCCCGCCCGCGATGATGAGCGCGTCAGGCATGAGGCCGATAGCGTCAGGCAAGCGGAGCCCGATACCCGTCAGGGTCTGGCCAGCAATGCCCATGTCACCACCGAACCAGCCGGGGTTAGTGGCGCTGTCGGAGCCCCAGATGTCGATGTTGAAGTTGCCCTTGAGGGAGGCTGCCGTCTCTAGCTCGCCAGCGTTGCTGAAGCTGAGCAGAGAGGTCGAGAGAGCCGCGCCGTACTGCGTAATGCTGTCCCCGAGCTGGGCGATGCGAGAGGCATAGGTGAGCAGCGTGGGAGAACTTATTGCTGTGGCCCCCGACAGGACGTCCCGAAGGACGCCCCGCAGGACCGAGCGGGTGACAGTTGCCATTAGTCGAAGAGGTCGACGACAGCCGTGCCAGAGGTGAAGCCACCGGTCTTCACGCCGATGCGGAAGTACCAAGCGGAGCCGGCGTCACCAGTCTTCTCGACCGGGGCCGTGAAGGTCTCGACGTCGAGCCAGGTAACCTGATCCTTGGAGCGCTGGAGGACCACGGTGGCGACGAACGTGCCGCTGACCGTGATGTCGAACTTGTTGGCTGCCTGGATGAGGATCGGCGTGGTGAAGGTGTTCTGAGCGGTGATGTTCACTGGTTGTACCGTTCTTGATGTTCGGAGCCGTCAAACGGCAGATTGGCGACGATGTCGTTGACCACCGGGTTGGTGCCTGGGGCGACCGTCGTGCCGGTGTGCTTGAGGAAGTTCAGGATGACGTTCAGGGACGCCGCGTCGGGCGTGATCTGGACAGCCTCACCAGTCTCCTTGTCGACGACCGTGCGGCCATCGGTGAGGATCGTCTTGAGCTGCGTTGCGAAGGTGTCGAAGAGGTCTTCGAGACCCGACTTGTTGGTCTTCACTTGGTGTCCTTTCGGAGCAATTCGCGGGCCTTGGAAGCGATCTGGACGATCAGCCAGATGGTGCCGAGGATGGGTGCGATGAGAGCTGCGCCGTCAGACGCCACATGGAGCCAGGGGAGCCAAACGGGGCTCGCGACTGCGGAGACGGCGACCGCAGCGGTAGTGGTGTCCACGTTGGATGGTCCTGCGATTAGAGAGAGGATCACAGCGCAGCCGCCCATGCCCAAAGGCTGTCGGTCTGCTCTGCGGTGATGGAGAAGAGGGCACCGAGGCCGTCGACAAGCGGATGGGATCGCTTGAAGTAAGTTGCGTATTTCCACTCGACCATTCCAGCCGGGTCATTGACCAGCTTGATGTCGACGTCTGCTTCGTGAATGCCGAGGGACAGCAGGGCGAGCCTGAGCTGCCTCGGGGTAATCTGCGGCAACGCCTCGCGAAGCTCTTCAACGGTCGGCCCAGCGGGCTGGTTGAAGGTGCCATCGGAGTACGTGAAGCCGACTTGTGCGTTTGCCGTGGCCGGCACCAGAGAGCGGCCCGGGAGAGTGAACCCCGGGACCGCTTCAATGATGTTCTCGACCACGCTGCCAGCGAGGACAGCGTAACGTGCCATGTTGTGTGTTTCCTTATACGATCCAGACGCGGACTTCGCCGCGCGCGCCAACGTTATTACCGCCGCCGCCGCCACCTGGGGCCGAGCCGGCAGTGCCGCCAACGGCAGCAACGGAACCTGTTCCACCAGCGCCGCCGTAGATGCTCGTGCCACCAGCACCTGAAGAAGTGCCAGAGCCGCCACCACCGCCACCGCCGTAGACGCTGTCGCCGCCAGCACCACCAGCGTTGGAGTTGCCCCCACCGCCGCCGCCACCGCCGCCTTCAATGCCATCACCGCCGAGGTTGCCAGGGGCCTGAGAGAGTGCGCCGCCGTTGCCCCCGAAAGGACCACCAGAGCCGCCCCCACGTCCACCAACGGAGCCAAGAGCCGCACCGCCGCCACCACCAGTAGGGCCAACAGAGCCAGTGCCTGTACCGGAGCCACCGTTACCCCCGACACTGTTCCAGCTACCGCCGCCGCCACCAGCGAAGCCTGCAGAACCTGAGCCAGCGGCCCCAGTGCCACCGCCGAAGACGGAGACGCCGTTGAAGCTCGACGAGCCTCCAGCAGCATCGACAGCGCCACCGGCACCAACGATCACAGCTACGGTCGCGCCGAGCTGGCTGGCACGGAAGGTCAGACGCCTATAGCCGCCGCCACCGCCGCCGCCGCCGCGCGTGTTAGAGCCGCCGCCAGCGCCACCACCCCACTCATCAACGATGACGAGTGCGTTGGGGTCTATGCCAGCCGGCTTGGTCCACGTACCAGAGGCCGTGAAGATGGTGATCGAGGGAGCCTGACCAGGACCCTGAGGGCCAGTCGCACCCTGAGGGCCGGTGGCGCCAGCAGCACCCTGGGGGCCTACCGGACCAACTGGACCTTGGATGCCCTGAACGCCTGTGTCGCCCTTGACGGCGAATGGCGACCAGTAGCTTGTGTTCGTCGGGAGCTGACCCGAGATGGCTACGATGTTCTGGTAGGAGCCGCCAGCATAGCTGACGACGTCGCGGGGAACGTATGCCGTCGCCGCCGAGTATGCGCCCTTCCATGCGAAGCCGGGGCCAGTCGCGCCTTGCGGACCAGCGGGGCCGATAGCACCGTCTGCACCCACTGGACCCTGAAGTCCGGTAGGGCCGGCGTTGCCTTGGGGACCTACGCTACCGGCTGGTCCTTGGATGCCCTGCGGGCCTTGAATGCCCTGCAGACCTTGGATGCCCTGAGGACCCTGGCCGAAGCTCACGCTGCCCGTCCAGTCGCCCGAGGTGGCCGAAGCCTTCCACGAGATTTGACCGAGCTGGGTGTCGAGGTAGGCGAAGCCTGTGGAGCGAGTGTCGTAGGTTGCGCGACCGGCAGTGTTGCCGATGGCGTCGGGAATGAAGGCCTGTCCGGTGACGCCCTGAGGACCCTGAGGACCCTGATTGCCGACCGGGCCTTGGAGACCCTGAGGACCCTGAGGGCCGATGAGACCCTGAGGTCCAGCGATGCCTTGGGAACCCTGAACGCCTACCGGACCTTGCGGGCCGGCGTCACCCTGAGGACCCTTGTCGCCGGTCTCGCCCTTGGGCATGTCAGCGGACGTGAAGGGACGGAACTGGCCGAACTCGTCGAAGCCCAGAACGTTGTTCTTGCGGGCCTCAATCGAGGGGAATTGGAGGTCGACCCGGCCTGCGTCAGTGTCAGGCGCGAGCAGCGTACCGGACTTCATCAGGACCGCGATGTCGGCGCTTTCCTGGCTGACGTAGATCGCCTGCAGGGCCTGCCTGTTGAGGTCTTCAGCGCGCAGCGAGGAGCCGTTGGCGATGGTCACCAGAGGCGGCTTCGGGGTTTCCCGAGCGATCTTGATCTTGGAGGCTACAGCCGGCGCTGCGTCGAAGCGGAGCTGGAACGGACCGGCCCATGCGAAGGAGCCCACGGCGACGTCATCGACGTAGACCTTGACGTGGTTGCGGTCGAGGTAACCGAAGTCGAACGTGAAGTCGCGGTTCGACCCGTCGCCGTCATAAACGACGTACGAGAGAATTGGTGAGGTCATTGGTTTCCTTGAGTGGAAATGCAAAAGGCCCCCAGGTGTGATCCTGAGGGCCTCGTTGAGGGGTGCGTTGGGTGCTAGTTGCGGGGCGGATGCTTGGGCAGATCAGAGATCGCCGCGTTGAGCCCCATGGTGATCGGCAGAGCGTTGCCGAAGGGGAGGATGCGGGTCAGTGACCGTGCCTCGTCCTGCGACCACTGCCCGTCACGGAACAGCCCAGCGACACCACGAGTTGCCTGCGTGAGGTCGTCGATGCCACCCATCGTCGGGTTGCCGAATAGCATATTGCTCGCCTGACCCGTGGTGCGGGTGTAGGAGAACAGCGCGTCGTTGCCCGAGGCGTAGAGCCCGGTGTCGACGAGCATGGGGATGATCGAGGACATGCCTGCACGGGCGAAGCCGGCAGCAGCGAGGTTCGTAGGGTTGAGCCGTTCTTCGAGGAACTTGTCCTTGTCCGCGCGACCCATAGCCTGGAGCTTCATCTGGGCGATGTAGGAGGCCGTAGCCAATCCCGAGGTCAGCATGAGCTGGTGGAGCGCCATAGGGTCACGCATGTTGAGCGCCTTCAGGGTCTGCTTGGCGTATGCCCCAACCATGAACGTGCGGAACTGCATGAATATCTTGGCGAGCGGACTGGACATCCACATAGCCATGTTCCCGATGTCGTTCTTCTGGATGATCTGCCGGCTGAACCTGTGAGCTGCCCGAATGAAGGCCTCGCGGGCCGGCTTATCGGACCACTTGTCGAAGTGAGCGCGCATGACTTTGCGACCAGTGATGAAGCCGGTCTCATGCTCGAAATTGCCCTCTTCCTTGAACATCTTCATGACGCGGTCGGTCATGTCCTTGTCCATGCCCAGGTCAGCCAGCCGCTTGGCCGAGAAAGCCTTGCCGCCGTGCGCCATGTCGGAGAACCTTTGGATGATCGCCGCAGCGGTCCAGCGTTCCAGCATGACGTTGGCCTGGGTGAGGCCCGAGATTTCCGAGGTAGCCTTGTTGGCCTTGTTCAGGCCCCTCTCGACCACATCCTTCCACGTCGAGGTGGGCTCTTCGTAGAGGTGCGTGATGTCTTCGAGGTTGTAGTTGGAGCTGTGCGTGAGGCGGTCTGCACCCACACCCAGGATGGCCTCCAGATCGTCCGCTAGGCCGGACTTCAGGATCGACGCTCCGTCCCCATTCACGACGCGGCGTAGGGCCGGCGCTTGGGACAGGGCAGCCTTCCACCCGAGGGACGCGATGGGCATCCCGATCTCGGAGAGCTGGGCGAAGCCGACTTGGTTCATGATGCGCGCGAAGTTGAACTTGCGGAGCATCCTGAGGGTCCAGCCGGCGTTGGTGGCGTCGAGGGTGTTGGTGGGGCGACCAAGGATCGTGGCGTAGGCGAACTCCATGCGCTTGATGCCGGTGTCTGCCTGAGCCTTGGTGATCTTGCCTGCGGAGATAAGCTCGGCGTTCCGCTGCTTGGTCAACTGGATGTATTTGTTCCAGTCGGCGTCGGACGTGAAGCCGTTGATCACAAGGTTGCCAGCGCCGTCACTCCAGCGGTAGCGAGCCAGAGCCACGCGGCCCATGGTGCTGCGCATGTAGCGGGTGAAGTTGGCCTTGGCGTCCGTCGAGAATAGGTCGGAGAGCTTCAGCTCCTCCGTGGTGCCTGTGAGGTTGTTCCTCATCATGACCCCCGGCATACTCTCGTCGAGCAGCAGGCGGGACTTCATGTGGCCATCAGCGCCCTTGTCGGTGCCTTTCTTGCCGGCCCCCGAGAGCGACCACTTCAGGGCGTCCACGTCTTCCTTGATCAGCCCGTAGTTCTTCTCCAGCATCTCCAGCAGGCCGTCGAGGTTGGCTTGGGAGAGGTTGAAGTTGGTCACGTCATCGAGCCCGTGAGCGCGATCCATGATGGCCCTTGTGAAGGCCTTTGAGGTACGCTCGATCACGTCGTCATTGAGTGCCGTGTTGGCGGACTTCATGGCTCGACCAATGAGGTTCGAGACCGCGTCCTCACCGAACATCCGCCGTGCTTCCATCAGCTTGGGAGCTTCCCAGAAGCGCGGGGCGAAGTGAGGGTCAGCCTTGACGGCGTCAGCGTTCAGAACCGGGCGAGCGCCGGGGATGTCCTCGCGCAGGAAGGGGTTCTGCATCATCTTGAGCGCGTCTGAGTAGAGCGAGACTTGCTTGTCGCCAGCCTTGCGCACCGCAGCGTCGTAGCGGTCTTCCCGGCCCGCTGCCCGGTCGCGGATGTAGGCGTCGACCTCGTCGTTGAACTTGCGCTCGATCTGGATGCCTTTCAGGCTCTTGTCCTGGCGCGTGGCGTAGTCCTTGACCTGGGTCTTGTAGACCTGTTCGTGGTAAATGACCTTCTCCTCGAAGAGGCGGGTCATGTCCTCGGAAGCCGAGATGTTGTTGACAGCGCCACCCTTCTTGCCGACGCCATCCTGCACGAGGCCGGCAGCAGCGTTGATCAGGTGGTTGTCGTCTTCCATCATCTTGGCCGCGAGGTCGACGCGGAAGCGACCACCGAAGGTCTCCGCGAAGTCACGGTCGTCGACCTGAGCGATGAGCTTGTCCTCGTCGAGGAACGGCTTGGCCGGGGTAGCCTTGGCGGCACCCACGGAACCCGGCATGGCGAGACCCTCATGGGCATCCACGGCGTTGGCCGCAGCGCGCCTCAGGCCCTCAGCCTCAAAGGCAGTCGAGGGATGAGCGAAGAGGTGACCAGCAATGCCACCTACGCCAGCACCGAGAATGGTCCCCGCGAGGAGGTCCATCTGGCTGTTGTTGGGGTTGGCCATCGTGGCGGCAGTGCCACCGAAGCCGGCAGCAGCACCCACAGCAGCGCCCCGCAGAGCGTTGGAGAGCCGACCAGCCTTCGCGCCAAACACCAAGGCGTGGCCGAAAGCGCCACCCAGAGCGTCACCCGCGAGGGCAACCGGGTCGAGGATCGAGTTGGCGATGTCGAGGACCGTGCCGGTGAAGCCGGAATTGGCCAGCCGGGTGCGCTGATCGAAGTCATGCTTGATGCGCCCGAGGTTGTCCTGATAGTCGGCCTCAGAGACCGAAGTCAGGCCCACCGCGCCGCGTCCTTCAGAGTAGGTCTTGATCTCGCTCTCGGGGATGTTACGGGCGGCAAAATCCGCGGTGATGCGCTTCGGGTCGAGAGACCAGTTGGGGTCGGCCTGGGGCTTGTCGTAGGAGCCGCGCGCCCACATATCCGTTACCCACGGGAGCG